TGCGTTCCCTATCATTTCGGACGTCAACACTCTTCACGTAGTAATTAGCATTCTTGATTGATGTTCTCGGTATGTTCTCCCTGAATACATCCAAATCAAATGCTTGTAATTGTTTAAGGTTGTCAAAATATTGTTCATATTGCAACTGTTTTGCGACAGAAACTTTAAAAACTTTTTCTACAACCAATCTACTACGAAATTTTGGTTCAATGGGCCCAAGGTCCTTATTGCGGATCGCTTGGATTACTTCTCCGGCTTTATAAGCTCCGTATTGTGCCTTCGCCCAATTCTCCCGAACTGTGTGGTGTGAAGTCACTCTGAGTAAGTAATTTGATAAGCTGTCAAGTACTGGACAACCTGGATATTGGTGCTTTAAAGATAGCGCCTTGGAACGCAAAAGTTCCATCTTTCGTCTGTGGGTACAGCCTATGTACTTCCTGTCTCCCCATCCTATTTGTTGTACATATTTCATTGGGTCAGTTAATGGCATCAAGTCTTCCTGATCGAAGACTAACCCACAAAAACTGGCTTCACTTATTTGATCAAACCTTTCCAACTTGATGTTTAAACCAAGTCTTCTAAAATCGTCTGAAGTGAGCGTTCCGTAATATGTAAACAATCCATCATCTCCTTCAACCACTATTTTCAAACTTAATATACCGTTCTCCTCGCACACGAACATGCATATAATTAAGTTAGAGAAACCGTTACCTAAAGAGGTAAACATCTCGCCAGAACAGCGGACAGCTGAAACGCTAATTTTCATTTCTCTCATTTTAGTGATTTGGATATCTGATAATACTCTCAACATGTAAACAACCATGTGGATAACATTGGCTGGCATGTTCTGACACATAAACATGTACAATAGATTCTCCAAACTATGCATGCGTTCCCTAGTGAAATGACATTCAAAGCTTGTGTAATCGGAAGCACCTACGGTGGCATCATCTTGATAAATGGTGTTCATAATGTATGATGCTCTGTCTTTGTGTGGTATTTTCTTGATAAAGTATGGAAGACGAAAGACTTCTTTTTCTATCTTTCTTGCTATTGGCCCTAACATTGTCTTAAATGCATCTGATCTGCTATTAATAAGACGGGGTGTTTTAAAAGTTAGATATACCTCAGCCTTAATAAAGGCTAAGACTTCGGCATACCTTGGGTCCTTTTGATTGATAATCCCCGATGCAACATCACGGAGTTGTTGCTTGCGACTTTCAGTATAATCCGTACATGAAAGCCAGTGTTCGAGACTCACATCTGTGCATGAGTCTAATGGTGTGAGATGTTTTCTCATGAACCTTTCCGTAAACCTCCTCAATCGTCTGTTCAAAACAGGTGGACAATTAGGGGTCTTAACTCCAATCCTCTTGGCCACCCCAGTGCAAGTGGTCGGTGCATGATTCATATCAGCGTGGGGAAGAGCTGCACCTTCTAGATGGCAACCTAGAGACACCTCAACAGGTGGTCTTCTATTGTCATGTCCTTTTAATAGATGCACTTGCAGCACATCCTTAACAGGCGCTAGGTTGTCCTCATCTAAAAGAACTTCTCCAACACGATACGTATACTTGACCGACTCATATTGTGAGCTCACTGGGGTCTCCGAAAATCCATTCTGGTCGGAGCTGGTAGTTGTATCATTCTAGCACGGTACTGGTGCTGGGC